AACTTTATCATTATTCTCCCATAACAGACGAAATAAACCACGTGGTGAAGTGTGACCTTTGATAACAACATAACTATCGTCGCAAGTGACACCATCCTCTAGAGTAGATACATCAGTAAAACCGCAGTCATTTAGTGATTCCATGACTGTATACGTTTTACCAAGACCGCCGGGACCAGTAATAATCAAAGACATCTGTTCGCCAGATGCAACCATTTCTACCATACTCTGAATAAAGTCAAAACGTTGATTAATTGTAAACTTTGAATTTGAAATAGTTTCTGATGTTTGAAAATTTACATTATTAGCAGGACCATTCATTTGATTTTTGGTCCTTCTGTATCCTGCGTTTGGAATTCCACGTGGCATAATAATCCTATTCAACAAAAAACAATAACACGTATATACTATTATAAACTGTTTACGTAGCATTGCAAGAACAATTAACATTAGTGTTGTTTTAATGCAACACTAATGTTAATTTAATAACCGTTATTGATTGCCCACTTTTCGATTTTATCAATCGTTTTTTGTGGTACTGTTTTCGAATCAGTATAATCTTTGTTGACCAATTCAGCATAACTCAATAATGAATCTAATGTATTAGAAAATTCCCAATCTTGAGAACCTACAGTACATGATGATTCGTCATTGTCGATAATGAGACTAACATCGTAGCCATCGATTTTAGTGTTTTTTGTATTATCCATTCCATTCTTCATCATCGTAGTATTCATCGGATTCATCGGATTCATCCCAATTAGTTTCAATTTTAACGTGACCGAACATAATTATACTATTATCAATGTATCCAGTTTCAAAATCATTTTCGAACGTGACAAAAGCACCTAAGTCTTCAATTTCATACTTTTTTACTTCAATATCAGATTTTAGAATACAACCGATAGTGCCAGAATCGACACAATGCTCAGTATCAATATTAGAAATATAAACACCGTCGCCAAATGCTGTACCATAAATGGCGAATTTTCTACCATCAGAAAATTCAAATTCGCCATTTACATTTTTACTGTCATGTATTGTCAAATTGCAGACTTCGTTCCATTCGCTATCTGACATGACATAGCAGAGATCGCCAATATAGTATTCGCCTTTTTTCATCATGACAATTCCTCTTGTTTAAGTTGATTGATCATCCAGTCAATCCAGTTTAATCTCGTTTGCCGTATTTTTTCTTCGAGCATATTATTTCTAAAAGCATATGGAATACCATATGGAATATTATGCTTGTGAAACAACCAACTATCCAAAGTACGTTTATTATCGAGCATATCGCTTATCCAATTGATTAGATATTGTCTTTCGTCAACGTATCCCTTTCGTTGAAAATATATTGCATAACAAATATATCTTTCTTTATTATTCTCTATACTATTTCTTGCAAATTCCAAAATCTCAATGAGATTCTTAATGTTCATTTTTTTCATTATTTAACTCCAAAAAACATAGCGATATAAGGAACTGTTACCGGCAACGATATGATGATAATAAGAATTAATGCGCCCGGAATCATTCTAATCATTATTCGTCTCTATTGCAAAAAATCAAAAAATCAGACCACGATCCTTCAAATATGGTTTTATTATCATATTTTTCGATAATTTTTACTTTATCTGTAAAGATATGATATTCATATTCTTGATGACATTCTTGTTCTAGTTTTGCTGGATAAATGTAATATCCACCAGCACCGTCTTTGAAAAAACTGATCAATTGTGCCGCTAAACAAGGCATACCATTAAATACTTCTTCATCAGCACCGATGCCATTGACTAATCTGCGAGAATTTAGAAAATACGCCAATTCAGCACCAATGCCATTTGGATAACCATCGTATTGTGCATACATACAGAAAAATGGTTCCTTTTTCTTTTCTTCATAACAAAACGTGAGACTGCGAGTACCCATAATATATAACTCCTTAGTTAAGATTCAATTTTTTATGTTTAACTTTACGATAATACTTGTTTAATTTCTTGTGTGCCTGTTTCGGCTTAATTGGCACTCTGCAATAAGGACGAATAGGTATCCTTTCTCGCATAATCGCTCCTTATGTCGTAGGGTGAAAATACAAATTTACACAAATTGCATCTATAAGTATATCCTCGTTTTGCCATAGAATGTCTTTTTGATGAAAATTCGAGACTTCTGCAATAACAATAATACGGATATGTTGCTAATTTTCTAACTGGTTTGACGTAACCAATTTCTTCGCTTTTTTCTTTTGTGAAGAACCTATTTGCTTGTTCGCCGCATTGATTCATCATTTTTGACCAAGTTTCGCCATGACCAAAACGACTATGCAATAGATAATCATATAAATGACAAAATTCATGAATAACAGTATTTCTAAATGCTTTACTTTCATGATGCCCGTGATAGGCAGTACCAGATAATTTAATTTCAAATTTATTATTTGCTTGACCAAAAACTCTTGTAAATCTATTTGAAATTTCTATTTTACTGACCTTTGGCTTAACGCCATAGATATTGGTCAAGATAGGAGATACTTCCCGTATGATTTCATATGCTTTTTCTACTAACATGATAATTCTCCAATTAGCAAATGTAAAATTCTGGCAATTTTAATTTATCAGCGAGTAAAGCCGTGTCGCCGTTCGTTTCCTCTGCTTCATGAATCCAGCGAATCGCCATGGCACGACTCTTTGCACCATTCTCAATTAAATTATAAATTCGTCTATCAAAATTATCCATTCTTATTAGACGAATGTTGACATCCATCAAAGATTTTTCAGCCATATAATGCATCATATTGTCCATTATGATACCTTTTGTAAACGAATTACTTTTTTCATTTTTGCGCCGTGAGCAACATAACCGATAACTGGTATTTTCTTATCGTAACATGCTCGACAACCGTTGCATTTACCCTCTGTCATGTATGCTGTACAGCGTTTAACGCCGCGTGGTGTCTTATCGCTTGATAGTATGGTGCTACCATGCACGCCAGCAGTAAATTCGCCATTGACGCTATCAGAAGAAAACCGTACGGCAACATTAGGCAATTTATTCATTTTATTAAGAATGGTTTTGAATTTTTTGAATTTTGCCATTCTAGTAGGTAACCAGTGCTTTGTGCTTGGTGTCTTGAGCATGACTTTATAGATTTTCTTTGCTAAGTCTAAATTATAAATGTCACCAGAATCGAACCAACGGAAATACCGTTCAGTATCCAATACCTTAATCATATCGGAAACCCACTCGTCTCGCTTCCAATCTTCCTTGTTGTGTGCCCGAGCATTAACAACGACAGGATAAGAATAATTCGCAAAGGTAGCATAACAACCAGCACAGGCAGGAACCAATTTTCCGTCATCGCCTACAGCACCAGGACAAGTTTCAATTGCCTGAAGTGACCAGGATTTGATTCCGTCTAATTTTGTCGTAACTGATATTTTCACGATAGCCCCAATAAAATTTAACAATATGTACATTATACAGCAAAAACAACAAAGTCTATTGAATAATAACTATTGAAAGTTATTATCCGATAGTCTCTGACTATTACTTATAGAATGAATTCCTAAAAGACAATAAGCTCTTTTCTGACTTTTTTAGTAGATCAGACCAATCGCCAGTTTTTTCAACTTTCTTGATATCTTTGTTTACCCATTCAGAAAAGCCTTTTGATGTTGATTCATTTATTGATTTTGAACCGCCAGAGGAATTCATTTTATTCTGAAATGGTTCTGTTTTCAATTGTCGTCGTTTGTACATGATTCGAGTATCCAGTCAAAGTGTGTTTTATCAAGTATTAATGATTCATTCATTCCAGATTTTGTACTGCTATGATGCATAACTGTTTCTTGAAACTTTTGATCCGAAAATTCATTTGCTTCATATTCTGCTTCCTCATAATAAGCGTCTACATTATGACATTCAGGTTCTTTTGCTGTTTCAAAAATCCAATCTCGTATCAATTTTTGACCAGAATCGTTTAACATTCTGATTGGATATCTCAATAAATCACTATTTGCTAATAGTGTCTTTGCTTCGTTTTCGTAAAGTTTTATTCTCATGATTTTATCCTTTCACGTTAAAATTAAAAGCAATTAATTGGCAAAAAAGTCTATATTGTTGCAAATACATTTCATCGTTTTTATGCGTTTTCTCAATAGCGTCTGAAAATTGTTTGACTGTTCCTGAAAAACATCCACAATTCACACGAACACCAATTTTATCATCAATAAATGCCGTCGTATATCTGCCAGTTGATTTAGAAGGCCCAATTTGTAATGTATCTGCGGATTTCAACACACTAGCATCGCCAGACACACTAGCATCGCCAGACACACTAGCATCGCCAGACACCCGAGCATTGCCGAACACCCGAGCATTGCCGGACACCCGAGCATTGCCGGACATACTAGCATCGCCGAACACACTAGCATCGCCGAACACACTAGCATTGTCGGACACACTAGCATCGCCAGACACCCAAGCATTGCCGGACACCCGAGCATTGCCAGACACCCAAGCATTGCCGGACACCCGAGCATTGCCGAACACCCAAGCATTGTCGGACGTTGACAGGTTTTTTTCGGATTGGATATATCCGCCTAAATCGCCTTTTTTGACATTACCAAAATTCTTTAATGCCCGAATTCTATATAGTTTGATATTACAATGAATAATTTTCATTTCATTCGTTAATTCATATTTCATGATAAAACTCCAGTTAGTTAGTAATTACTACCAAAATAAACAACGTATTATCATGGATTCTAATAGTGAATTAAAATCCATTGTAATAGATTGTTAAACGAAAACAGACTTATCAAAGGAAAATGTATAACCTTTAGCGTCTGAAGAATCACCCCAGCGCATATTTTCGAGATTCCATGACGTATTGTATTTTGCTGATAATGCTTTTACTGCCTCGAAGTGAGATTCTGGCGAACCGCAGTCGGTTGGAATAATAACAGACCAATCACAAAAATTAATATATGCTTTTATTCTGGGTCCGTTTCTGCTCGTGGCAGGCATAAATTTCGTATGAATTGAAAGCATGATATTAGTGCTCCGTTGAATATGTTGTACTAATGTAAGATTGTAACGCTTCGAGGGTTTTTGTAACCTTAGTGCCGCGACGTAAACCGAGCATAGAACAAACGATGGAATTGGCACTTTTACCGCGGCTCATTTTGAGTCCTCTCAATTCGAGTTTAAGGCCTTGCTTAAGCGTTAGTAAACGGTACAACTCAATATCCTGTGGCTTTGTGATAATCATAATATTAATTCCTTTTGAGTGTAAAATACAATTATACTATAAAAACGAGCATTACAATTGAATAATAATTATTAGAATCAGATACTTAATAGATTTTCGCTATTGAGTGTTGGATTTCCAAATTTTGTTATATTCTCTTGATAATTCAATTAATCGTAATAATTCAGATATTGTCACGATAAAACTCCAAGGTGATAGAGTAATTACGTTTTGAGATACCTAATATTTTAGCATGATATTGTGCATCATGAAAAGAATAAAAGAATCTCGGTGCTGGCAAATACTTTGAATTTAGTTTATACATGATAAACGCCTTATTCAATTCCAAAATATACTAATAGAGCTTGATCCATGTCTGATCCGTGAGATACGCCAGCAATTTTTAATTGCCTTTGAATCTCTAATATGTCTTTGATCAATAATTCGGCAAACTTTTCATATCGTTTTTGGTGATAATCAAGAGCAGTCGGTAAATTAGACTGTATAGCAAGTTCTCTAATTTGATCATTCATGATAAACGCCTTATTCGGCTTGAATTTCTAAATGTTCAATGTCACCATCATATACGCCCCAAAGCCTATTGGGATTTTTGTCCCATTGAACGAGATACCTATATTGACCAATTATGTTGTCTTTGTAACCGTGATCTACAATTGTACCTTTTTCGCCTACGCTGGCAATATATGAATATTCGGGCGAAACTACTTTTACTCTGTCGTCAAACTTAAATTTAGTTGTTTTCATGATTATCTACCTGATTTTAATTCGTTGATCATCCAGTTAATCCACTGAATTCTCGTTTGACGCATTTTAGTCTTATAGTTTTTATCATGCACTTTTGGAAGAATGCCATGTACATTGAGTAACCAGATATCGAGTGTGTAACGTTTATCTAACATAGAGTCTATCCATTCATAAAGATAAAGTTTTTCTTTAGTATAATTATGATAAGAGTGTATTGCCCAGCAAACGTAATACTCGCGTTGGTTCTCTATTTCAACTTTAGCGAATTGTAGAATATCAATTAACTTATTGGTATCAATTTCAGACATGATAATGAATTTCCTATGTATTGATGAATTGATTGTATTCATCGTATGTTAAAAACATATCAGTAAGCGGATTCCAGTACTTACCGTCTTTGACAGAATAGTATAATACTCGATTACAGTCGTAAAAGAAAGGTCCTTCTAAATTCTCACGTTCTGTAAATTTATCTCTAAATTCTTGAGATATTGATAAAATTCTATATGCCATGATATAAAAACTCCAAAATAAGTGTGAAGTGTCATTTAGTGCAAAAAAGTGCAAAAAGTGTCGCCAAACGTGTCGCTAACATGGTTCAATCAGCGTATAAGCGATAAAACAAGTAATAATGACAGAAAATGACTAAAAACGAACAAGTTTCCTACAGAATGAATAAAAACGTACAAGTTTGTACCAGTGTCCTACAGAATGACTAAAAACGTACCAGTTTGTACGAAAACGAACAAGTTTGTACAGGTTTCCTATAGTCTTAATTTCAAGTCCATTTGGCGTTTTATGGAATCTAATGGAATCTAATTTTAGCAGTAAATCCCATAAAACGACAATCTCGAATAATACGTTATAAGCGAATAGACTGGAAACGAATACTATCCAGTTTCCAGTCTATTTCGAGTTATACTTTATATACAGAAAAGCGATTAGCACAATGTTTTAAGCATTCCGCTTGCTTTGCTACTGAATCACGGTAATCGTAGCCGCTGGTTGCACGTGGTCCACGGTATCGTACTCGGAACTTTACATTTTTGTTTTTCAACTTTTCTTTGGTTTCTTCCAATAGACTGATTGGAATATTTTTGAGAATTGCTACTTGTTTCTTGGGAACAGAAAAAACAGATTTGTTGATAATCACGATAAAACTCCTATTATAAAAGAAAAAACGAATAGACTATTTTATTATAGCCTATTCGAGGTTGGTACTACTCACTTTATAACAATTATCAGTGTTAAATACCTGCTAATTGTTTTAATTCTGCTTTGATACGCTTTGCTGCTTCGCCTCGAAAGCCTGAGGCGTTAGATAAAAAGTACAAGACGATGGATTTACCTGAATCGAAATAATAATTATCATTTATAGAATTCAAAGACAACATCGCTTCGAGATAAGGTTCTGCATAGGGAGAAACCTTCTTCCATTCTCTTTTAACTTCTAATGCAATAGTGCGAATTGAGCGATTCATGATACATGGTACTCCTATTTAAGATAAAACAACAAAGAAAATCAAAATCATTTTATCATATGCTCTAATAAATGAATATCAGAGCATATTGTAAAACAATTTCAAAAATCAATTAAATATCAAGCTTCTTTTGCTCTTGTTTTTCACGTAAAGAGTCAGCGATATCATTGCAGATATTTCCCTCTGCGTCGAATTTAGTAATCACTACTGCGCTTGCTTTACGTGCGGCAAGACGATTCATCTTGTCTTGCAATTTTTGCATACGCTCGTTGTACTTACTTTCGCTCTCTTGCAGTTTACTAATTTTTTCTTTAGCTTTCAGTTCTTTCAATTGTTCGCTAAGGATAAGGTTGGTGTTTTTCAGAGATTCGATTTTATTTTGATTCTCTGTAATAGTTTCAATAAGTGATAATACTTCAGTTGATTTATAAGACATGGTATGCTCTCAAGTAAGTTTAGATTAAGAAAAAGTAGTGTAGCTAACTGCTTTCACTACAATTCTATTATCGTCGATTTTTGAGTTTTTTGCAATAAATACTTGAATAATTGTGATAAAAAACAGACAAATAATCGAATATATTTTAATCACTTTGCGCTTACTGATAGCCTAGAGCTATTGAGAATGGTGCTTGAGTATAACACACTATTATTACAATTATGTTGCAATTTTGAGACAATTTGAAAACAAAGCTCCCGTCAAGTGAATTATTACTATCGGAAACGGCACTATAATAGAAAAAAACTATAATAGGGTCAAACCCGAGAAGCGGTAACTATTTTTCTAAATGATTTTTCGAGAAAATAGAAATTTTTTTCCAGGAAAAAACCCAAGAAACCCAAGAATTCAAAATTTTTTTTCTGGGGCCGGCACCACTAAAACCCATTTTTTTCTAAACGTTTCTCTAATAGTTTCTTTTTTTCGACTTCTAATGCTTTCTCTCTTTTGTCAATCGGTAGATAGTCACCGAAGCGAAGCGTCTTGTATTTGTGACAATTGATGCAGAGAGTGACTAAGTTTGACGAATCGTTGTTAGTTTTGTCTCCGTCCCAGTGATCGCAAGTCAGTTGTCGAACGTCTTTGATTGTTGCTGTGCAGATGTAGCCTACTCTGCCGTCGATATTTTCGCAGTAATCTAGCTTATTATCTCTGATTGGCTTCTTCACTCTATAGTCTAATTTATGATGGTATGAGCATTTTTTATGATATCGACCATAGCCAGCGTTTTGAGCAGAGAGTGAACAACTTTGAACTACGCACTTTGGTGCAACGTCAAGAATCTCTGGTCCGAACAGCGTATTAAACAATTTCTTAGACATTCTGTAGTTTCTCCACTTTACTTACTGGAATTGACCAGAGTTCTTTAATCTCTGATTCGAATAGTTGCTCGTGCTGACCCGAGACAGAGTTAGTAGATTCAGAGACGTATCTTAGTAGTTCGCCTTTGTGTAGCTGAAAGTAGTGTTCTAATAGTCTATGTGTTTTCATTTCTGTTCTTCCACAGTTCGATAGCAGATTTCAATTGATCTATTTGATCTAGTCTAATATCATCCATGATGTTCATCATACCTGACTTCATATTCTTTTCAGTCATCTTCCAGAGCGAATCAATTTCTTTCTGTAGTGTTTCGACTACTACATCATATTCATTTTCTTCTTTCATAACCCACCCGTGTTCACCGCCAGTTTCGTCATAGTTACTCATTAATTTAATCCATTCTTTATTTTGTCGTTCCATTCATTGTTCATTCTGTTTATCCTCGTTGGGGTTCTTTACAATACTTGTTATCTAACTGATTGATGTTGATAAATCCCATTCTCAACCAAAGTCGTTCTGTTTTTGTAAGCCAATGTAATGAACCATCACGACAATGCAAAAGCGGCCCATCAATGTGATTCCATTGAATGTCTGGTTCGCTATCTTCTGGATACTGTATCATCTTTTACCCTTCTGGGATTTAGATTCCAGTAGTAAATGATCTAGATAATTTTCGACAAGTTGTGCTGATTTGCCAGCCACTCTCTGTACATCAGGATCGTGTGCAATTCGAATGATACCAGTGCCAGCAATAATGAACAAAGCATCATTTTTAGATGGGGTGATGGCAATCATGACAACCGAAATAATGGGAATCCATATTAATCTCTTTAATTGTCGCAGTGTAAACCATTTCATATGTACGAAAAGAGCGAAAAAAGGCAGCGAAAACAACGTAAAGGTTAGAATTCCGATACAAACATTGGTTATAGTATTCAATCTTGTTAATATGTATAATAAAAATATGTCATTCATCATTCTTCATCCTCAACCATTTTTTTAAAGTCAAACTTAAATCCAAAGTACTCTGATAATTCATGTGCTAAACCATCTTCACCTATGCAGTAACATTGATATGTACATTCCTTCACAATCAACTCGGCAAACTTTTCGATAGCATGATTGCCCACAAGAGAATCGCCCATGTCGATATCATCACCGTTGCCAGTATAATCGGGATCAGCTTGTTTTGCAAGTTCTTTAATTCGTTCTTTCATTTCAAAATCACTCCATAGTCTTTCCATCTAGGAATAGTCGCTATACCATACATTCCATTATTATGTGCAACTGCAATTCCAGCATCTCCAGTTATACGATTACCAACATATATTATAATTCGATTATCAAGTATGATATTACCGCACCCACGCCTTGTTATATTCGCCAAATGAAAACTAGCTCTTTTTGCTTGAATACAATCCCATACTTCATTCGACTTACAATGAGGGTATTTGCTATAATCTTCTGGATATGGATTTTTTTCGAATTCTGGAAATTCTTCAAACATACTAAGAATCTTTTTACCAACTTCTTCCTCAGTCATATTGTATTCTACAGGAAAGTGATCAGCACAAAAAGACACACCTTCTAAAGTTTTCTTAACGAAAACCATTTGAATCGAGCCGTCTGGAGTATCAACAACGAGAACACAATCTCTCCAACTCTCAGCAATTTTTATACCCGGAACATTAATTTTATTCATATTTTCTTTAGCTGTTATCATTGAATTTGCCATTCTTTATTTTGTCATTCCATTCATTCACAGCACGACCTTGCATTTCTATGATTCGATTATACCCTGCTGTGATTTTTACAAGTATAGGATACCATAGATGATCAACATATCTCGGAATCACTCTAATCTGTGTCATTCTTCATTCTCTATCGGTTCAATAAAATAGTTTCTTGCCCAAGAACCACCAGTTGTTGCATAATACCAATCTTCTTTTATCTCGGTCCATACTTCGTTTTTTATTTTTATTCGTGTTCCACTGATTAATTTAGTAATATTATTATGCTTGAATGATTCGAATTTTGCTAAATCTTTATTCACAATATCAAATGCTTGTTCTAATGTATCAAAAACACCGATGTTCGTTATATGAATATCATCTGGATCTCTCCACGTATCGGAATGATCCACAGCAATAAAGACTTTATATTTTTTCATCATGTTTCCAAATAATCACGCCATGGTGCAGGTAAAGAACAATTATTAGCGTTACATCCTTTGAAAAGTGGAGCAATCTGTTTGTCGTCAAATCCTGCAAGACCGCAGCCAACTCTAGTAATAAAGAAATAACAGTCTTGTTGAGAATTTGTTACATATACAAACTGTTCAATAAATGGTTTAATCTGCTCTAGTGTCAAAGATTCTACCTTATAGTCTTTAGTTGGTATAGCATATGTTTGACCAGTAAAGCCAAGGCCAACGCCAATCTCAGCACCAAATAGTTCTCTTGCTACTTTTGCTGCACCTGCTCCGTGCCAACCAGAAAGATTTGATCCAAATACCCAAAAAGCACGACCTTTATTGAAATATTCTTTTTTCGGTACTGTGCCGTCATCATGATATGTGAATTTTTTCATTAAGATGCATCCTTTCCATTCTGTTCTTTAAGTTCTTTAAGTTCTAATTCACGATTAATCGCATACAATTTACCTTCGAGTTCACGTTTTTCGATATAAAGTTTATTAAATGCTTCTTTTTCTAACTGTAAATGAAGTTTAGTCGATTCTAATTCTTTTGATTTATTTTCTAATACAGTTTGAAAGTGTCCGTAATATTCTTTATTTCCATGTATAACATCTCTGAGTTCTTGATTTTCTTTTCGAAAACGCAAATGTCGTTGATGATCATCATAAAGCGCACAATCTTTTTCTGAAAATCCACTAAAACAAGGACTTCCAAGATAATCAACAGAATCTTCGTCAACGTAGCATTCTGCTAGTTTTCTAACACGTTCTACTGTCAAATCACTATCACGTTTTGTTTCTTGCTTAGGCTTTGTTGTGCCACGTCCACCAAACCAATCCATTTTAATTCTCCATAAAATTAGTAATATCATTATTGACGTTTTTTACTTTTTTAATACGTTTTGACTTCTTTTCTTCGATACCTTCTGTCATTGCATACGTTGACCAATGGTGATCATCGTACTCTTGCTGTGAAACGATTCGATATGTACTTGTTACGTTCATTTTAAGTGATTTTTCAAAGTTTAACCAAGATTTTAATTTGTGTCCACGAGAATATACACTTGTTTTTCTGTTGTTGATGTCCACAGATTCTACGATATAGTATCCGTCATACTCGATTTTGTCCTTTTTGGGCTTCTTTTCGACTTCTATTACTACTTCGTCTGTAGAATCCACGAATTGTCTCCCTCGCCTCTACCGTAACAGTCTTTCGGATCAATTCCGTAGTCCAACTGATGATCATTGTAGAGACCGTACAGCGAATTGTTCTCATATTCTTCAAGAGTATCCAAAACACTTTTCAACTGAAGTCCTATGCTGAGAATTTGCATAGAAAGAACAGGATTTTTCACTTGAGCACCAGCATTATTAGTCAATTTAATTGCTTTTGAGATAAGTTCTTGTGTTTCTGTCATGTTAAGTGTCCTTCATAATGTAATAATTATGTAAAAAATCGCTGAAAACCGCTATTCATTATCAAAAACACCAACAATTTCTGATTCTGGAATAATCCAAAGTTCTTGATCTCCTACATGTACTTTGCCTTTGTTAGCATTCCAATTGGGAAGAACGATATCATTTACTTTAACTAATGTAACATCTTTTCCAACAGCAATGATTTTACCCTTGTTTGCTTCTGTTGGGTCTGCACTCTTTAGAATGATACCTGATGCTGTTGTTTTTGCTTTTTCAATCAATTCAATTGCAACATAGTCTTTATTTGGTGTAATCATATTATTCCTTTAAATTTTATTAAATAGTTTTTTGAATTTAATTATAGCTGTCACTATAAATCTGCCTAAAAATGGTACTTTTGGAAACACTGGTGAGTATAAATTTGAAACTAGAATTGCAAAATATTTTGATTTACCTTTTGATATATGATCTGATATTTCCTTTCCGATACCGTAAGCAAGTGCAAGACCATGACCATTTAAGCCATAAGCAATATATACGTCGTCATCATACTCGATATGCGGTAGTCTAGTGATTGTAGCATCAAATTCTGCTTGATAAGTACCTACTACGCTTATCTTATGATCATAAGGGAAAAACTTTTTATATTCTTTCTTTATTGTATTTTTTCTTTGAGAATAATCCAAAGTTTTTTGTGTATCACAACAACCGAAAAATAATCTACGACCTTGTTTCCTAAAATATGCAGGAACTTCTCTATTATCAAATACACAATAGTCATCTGCAAAATTCGTTGGATCAATAAAATATACAACTCCCATTAGCGTCTTAACTGGTTGTACTCTAGCCATATACTTAGGTAAAACTAATTTATCTGTACCCAGACCAGCAGCAATTACCACGTGTTTACCTAAGAAATCGCCAGTTTTTTTTGTTTTAACTCTTTTGCCAATGATTTTAGTTACTTCAGTGAATTCAAATATCCATACACCTAATGAGATTGCCTTTTCTTTTAAAATATTAATCATTACATGAGGATGAACATGAAATGCTGACCAATCAAACACAGCAGAATGAACGATTGGCGATTTAATATAATCGTCTATTTTGTCGTTTTCTATAACATATTTGCCTGAATTCGGAGGAATCATGTCTGATGGATTTTCTCCATCAACAATTGCTAATATATTCCCGTGACCAGATATAGCATCAGTATTTTCTAGTTCATCATATAAAGCATCGACAGATTCCCTAGAAAAATCATATAGACATGTTGCTGTGTCATGACCGAATTTTTTCACCAATTCATTAAAACTCAATTCATAGCCGTCGATAATTTGACCGCCACTTTGAGAAGTTTGTCCTGAGCCAATAGAATATTTTTCTAATAAACAGACTTTGAGACCATTTCTTGCTGCATTTATTGCAACAGATAGTCCCATCAGGCCGCCGCCTACTACAACAACATCAGTTTGTTTCATCATCATTATTAATTTTAAGTAATTGCTCGAATGAATAGTTTCGTTCCATGTATGAAGAAGGATTCATCAAATACATAGATTCTAAATCACCCACTCTTCTCGAAACGGGTATAACGTCAAAATTTACACCATTCACTTCTTTAAATTTATTAACTATTTGTAATACTGTTTTTGGTTCACCATAAGCAAGATTCTCAATTCTTTTAGCTGGTTTATCTATCGCTTTTATTATAGCTCTACATATGTCACAAACGTGAACATATTCTCTTAATGCTGTTCCGTCGGGCGATTCATTTCTATAATCTATTCCGTAAAGCGTAAAGCTACCTGTTTTGATAGCATTAATTAGATTGTACATTAAACCATCGGGATTAGTGGGGGCGATTCCATTCACGCCAATTACATTATAAAAACGAAATATAGTATAAGTCTCAGCATATTGACGAACAACATCTTCTGCCGCAAGTTTCGATAAGCTATATGGATTAATTGGATTTTCTGCCGCACCTGTGGAGGCAAATATAAAATTATCAAAATTGATCAATTCCATCAAATTAGAAGTGCCAATAATATTTGTTTCATAATATTTCGACGGAATCTTAGTAGATTCATTCATTCTAACTAATGCTGCAAGATGAACAACAGTATCGAAGTTCAAATAACGACCAACACGAGCGACTTCTAAACCGTCTGTGACATCGATATTAAAATTAACATCACCATCTTTATCCAAAGTAAAAATGTTATAGTTTAAATTACTCTTGTTGAGCATTTGTACTAGATGTTTACCTATGTAACCATTTGCTCCAGTGATTAAAATATTACGCTTCATCTTTGTTGTCCTCTTGTTCAATAGTTTTAATCTCTTCAACTTCTTCTTTTTCTAAAATCTCAATGTGAGGATACTTTTGTTTTTGACTTTCAAGATGATCGATAAGATTTTTCATTTCTGTTCTAATCGGTATATTATACGGCGTATATACATAAAATCTTTTTACTAGTCTAAGTAAGTCATCTGGATTCATTTTAAGCTCGACCAAAGTGCTAATTTTTGTCTTTTCATTTTACGTGCAGAATTTATATTACCATCTGAGATTATGCATTTTTCGGTTAATACATCAACCATTGCGAGTAAATCTCCGATCTCTTCTTCAAGTTTTTCTTTATTCGTTTGTGAATCTGAATTTGGGTATCTTGAATCGAATCCAAATCTAAAAACTTTAGATGCGGCTTGAATAACCTCAGCACATTCTTCTTGTGTGATCAATAAAGCTTCTCTAATCTGTTCTTGTATATCAATCATGTCTATTCGTTAAGTAGAGTGGGGGTATTATCGCTATCGATGAAATTTTCTACAATTTCTTCTGCTTCGTGAATAGATTGAACTGTTGATTTTTGATAAACTCTATTATCGATATACAACGAAACAGAGTAACCTATTTCACTATGTTCAATTTTTGCTTTCCTATTTTGTGTCGATACTTCTTTGATCATTTTATTTCCTTTAAAATAATAGCACCAGATTCATCGTTAGAAATGTCTATGAGTGTTCCTTCTTTCCAGTCAAGACGAGTACACAATTCGTCTGGCAACTCTAACACAGCGGAACCATCCTCTAGAATTTCTAAAACTTTTGTAGTGAATTTATAAGTCATATAACTGTTTCATTCTTTGATAATATTCTAAATCTTCGATATTTTTTCTTGCTACAATCCATCCATAGATGATTTTTTGTAATTCGTCTAATTGTTCTTTCATTATAATACCTCGTTTTTTCGACCGAATCCTGCTGGATTCATACCATCAGAAATGTAAATGTAATTACCTTTGTGTAATGGAGCTACTCTCAACCCAAGATCATCAATTTTCTTACGTTCATCAATGGTCATTAAATGATATTCTTTCATAATTCCAGATTTAGTCAAAGCACCATTATGTGATGTCATCAGCGATGGATAGTTAGGTGTTTCTCTACCCGGCGGTACTTGTGGCAATAATCTAGTTAATGGCTTTTTAAATGATTTAGGCATAATAAACGTTTTAGAAGGTTGATGTGATGCTAACCAATCGTCATGTTGATCTTGAATTTTCTTAGGAACTTTGCGTTTCTTTGAACTAGGCACTTTACAGTAAATCATATAGAATATCTCCAGTTAAGTTATATAATAGCATAAAAATAAAAGCCTGTCAATGACAGGCCTCTATAGTGTTGTTATTTTGCAACTTTAGTCATTGAAATAATCATCTTCGTCATCATCTAGTTCATGATTCTGATGATCCCACTCCATCAATTTCTTTTTAACTTCGGGTAATTCATTTCTACGTTTTTTGACATTTAAAAAGTCTTTTGCATAATTGTGATCATCTTTATAATCTTTATGTTTTCTGAATTTGCCTACAAACTTCGACACGTATATCTCCCTATGGCAACATCTGTGGAAATGCTTCTTTAACAAACTTATATGTAAGTCCTTTAACGCCCTGATCTTTTCTAAAAATACCAGCAATGACTTCTGATTCTCTAGGATCTAGTGCTTCTAGTATTTGAATAAGAATTTCATTTCTTTTTTTAGGGGTTAATTTTTCTGCTGTTTGATCACCCTTCAAAAACATGTAGAGTTTTCTAAGTTCAGTTGAAAGTTGAACATAAGAAAAACCAACTGGTACGTTAGGTACTTTATAGTTTTCGGGAATATCTTTTTCTAACCATTGATAGTGTGGGTGAAAAGTTAATTCCAACACTTTAACTAAGGTCGGTGATAGATTTCGTTGTATAACATCCATCTTTTCTTTTTTTGATTGAGCAACTTCGAATTCATCAAAAATCTCATATATGTTTTTTGCCATTTTTATTCCAATTTTAAAATTCGTCTATTACTTCTAATAGCGCAGTTAGTTTAAATTCTACAAAGTAATTAAACATCTTTTGTTTAGATGCTGGTTTAGCCTCGTTAAAATTATTTATTATTTTCTGTTTTATATCATCTGGTATTTTAGAAAGGTCAATCAGCGTTTGATTTCTTTCAAATCTAGATCGTGCAGTTTCATCTGACCAATCGCTATATTTCTCATTTAAAAACTTTTCTAAAATTGATTTTGTTATCGATTTTTGTTTGATTTCTCGAACAAAAGAATCCGATGGAGACAATACATTTGGAATTCCGTCGCCTCTATCACCGCGAATTATTTTCTCTTTTAATTCAAGTAATGGATTTTCAGAATGTACAAAGTTCTTCAATGTTGGATTGAACTGTTTTACGTTAGGATATTTTTGTAATTGAAGAAAGTCACCGTCACTTGAAATTATAATAATCTTTTCGTCATTAGCGTATTTTTCAACTAGTGTTCCGATGATATCATCGGCTTCAGCATTTTCTACATCAATTAATTTGTATGGAAAATTATCCTTCAATTCTTGTTTGAATTTAGAAAGCATGTCGAATAGCATATTCCAATTCAAATCTGACTTGTCTCTATTTTTTTTTCTAGATGCTTTATAAAAAGGAAATACTTCTTTTCTCCAATATTTTCTATTGTCGCAACAAATTACGACATCGCCGTATTCATCTTTAAATTGATTAATATTGAATCTTAGTTTGTTCAAAACAGTATGTCTCAATAAAGCTTCTTCTGATAAGAAATTAGATTTATTATTAATCTGTTTAAGTAAACCGCCTAGCATTACTTGATTAAAATCAATTAGTATCATTACATGCCCATTATAATTTAATAGTTATATATTATCACTATCTAGTGAGTTTGTCAAATACGTCTTGAATAAAATCTAAAGACGTTGTTGTTTTTTTGCACACAATACCGAACCATTTCATTTTTATCATATTCGATATGTATTCTAAAGGATCACCCAAAATACCTTCAAATAAATCTATGTTGCATATTTCGCCTTTTTCATCTTCTTTAAAAATCAATATGTGATACATGTCACCGAGACCATGATCTGAAGTATTCAATTTGTCACCCTGATTCTTGTAATTTGAACCTTCTAGATGCATTATTCCCTTTTTATTTGAAGGTAAGAAAAAAATAGAATCATAATTACCTTCACTCAATCCTTTCAGAAATTCTAGCATTATACTCCTTGATATGAGATTTTCTTATTCTACACATTAGCCAGACATTATAGTATTGGTCGCTTTCTAAAACACCTCTTAAAAATTGCTCTTTTGCTTCCAAATATCCACATTCGCCTTTTGATCTACAAAGATGTATTATCTCTCTAGTAAAGTTTTCTTTTCCTAATTCTAATACGTCTTTTTTTAGTTCTTCATTCGAACCATAATATGTTTTCCAATCGCTAGATAATTTAAGTTTTTTCTTCTTGCCTTTTATAACCTTTGTTCTTAAAGAATAGAAGAATTTCTTACCTATATATTTTCTATCATTTGTTTTATTTTTTATAATGTATACGTAACCGTAATTATCACCTATATCATCTTCGGTGAATTCTTTACCGTTGTAAATCCAATTTACTGACATTATTCTTCGATTTCGTCGTCGTCATCATCTACTGGATAATTTTCAGATAATTCGTCAATAACCTCACCGCAGAATGGACAATATTCTGGATATTCCTCAGATACTAATTCTTCAACGTAATCTACATTATAAGTTGATTCGCAACTATTGCATTCACCTGAAACTGTTTTGTTTGTCATTTTTGATCCTTTTATTATTTTTATTATGCCCAGACATCACTCCAATCTCCCGATAGCGCACCCTTTGCATAGTCGGTTGCTCTATTTTCGAAGAAATTGGTATGAGTTGGTGCGTTAATCATTTCCTCCACCCACGGTAAAGGATTACGTTTCACTTTGAATATACCTTTAAGACCTAATGAGATAAGTCTACGATCAGCAATATAACGAATATACTTTTTAACATCTTCTTTAGTTAAATCTTCGCATTCATTTACACCAAAAGCTAAATCGATAAATTTATCTTCTAGTTCTACCATTTTTTCAGCAATAGTATAAATTCTTGCTTTCAAATCGTCAGACCAAATCTCACGATTTTCTTCTATATATGTTCTGAATAATTTGATCATGTTTTCTGCATGTTGAGTTTCATCAACAATTGACCAAGTTATGATTTGACCCATACCTTTCATCTTACCATGTCTAGCAAAATTCAATAGCATAATGAATGATGAAAACAATTGCATACCTTCAGTAAATGCAGAGAACACCGCGATGTGTGTTGCTGTGTTTTCTTTAGTCGTATTTTGCTTTGAAATATCTAAGACATAATCATGCTTCTCTTTCATCTCAGCATATGCTAGAAACTCATTATATGTTGTCTCTGGGAGTCCTAATGTCTCAATTAGATGTGAGTATGCTGCTACGTGCAACGCTTCTCTAGCGGCGAATCCAAGAAGCATCATGCGTACTTCTGGTTGTGGAAAATAAGGTAGATAATTGTTGACATATCCACCCGCAACGTCAATATCGCCTTGAGTGAAAAATCTGAAAATGTGTGTCAGAAATTGTTTTTCTGATTTTGATAATTTCTTTTTCCAATCTTTTACATCTTCTAGCATTGGTACTTCTGTGTGAAGCCAATGAGATTGTTCATGCTTTAACCATGCGTTGTAAGCCCAAGGATAATTGAAAGGTTTAAATGAATCTCGTTCTTCTGTTAATTTACTATCTATTTTTTTAATCATTTAACCCTCACAAGAAAGACAATCATTACCTTGTACTAATTGTGCCATGTCAAGTTCTTTAATTACTTGACGTTCTATTTTTTTAGATACTTTATCTGCTTTACCAATTTTTTCTGATCTGCAATAGTAAAGTGTTTTTAATCCTTTCTTCCATGCCATGAAATGAATAGCATGTATATATTTAATATTTGCGTCTGGTCTAAATGCTAAATTTAATGATTGTGCTTGATCGATGTGAGTTTGTCTATCTGATGCTAATTCGATAATCCAACGTTGATCAATCTCCATAAATGTTTTATAAACAATTTTTTGATTTTCATCTAAAATATCCAAATGTTGTACAGAGCCATCATTAGCAATAATTGACGACCATGTATCATTATATACATCTTCGTCTTTTATTTTTTCTCTAAGAATAACATCTAACCATTTGTTCTTATTTAAGAAAGATCCCGATAAAGTGTCTTGTCGATAAGCATTTGCTCTATAAGGCTCAATACTAGGACTTGTGTTACCCATGATAATGCTTGAAGATGCATTTGGTGCTATCGCTGCCATATGTGAGAATCTTCTACCAGTACCTTCTGCATCAGGAGCTTCACCACGCTCTTTGCCTAATTCTAGATTAGCTTCGTCTAATCCTTTTCTAATATGACTGAATATTTTGTTATTGGCAACTTTTGCCATAACGCCTTCAAACGCTATATTATTCTTTTGTAAATAGGCATGAAAACCCAAAGCTCCCACGCCAATAGAACGTTCACGTAAAGCGGAGAATTTTGCACGAGCGATTGTATCAGGAGCGTTGTCAATAAAATACTGAAGAACATTATCGAGCATTTCAGCAACATCTTTAAGAAATGATTTGTTGTTTTTCCATTCATCATAAGTCTCCAAATTCAAACTGGATAAACAACAAACAGCAGTACGTTGTTCATTTGTTGGTAATATAATTTCAGAACAATTATGGACTAAAATATCATTTGCATAAAAATTATGATTATCTTGTACTGTAATGTCATAAACATCTTCTCTCTCGTTTAAATAACTAATTTTTATTGCCATATTTTCTTCCTTTATACCATCCGTCACCAGGATGATTTTTTGATTGTTTGCTATTTTTTAAAGTATCGTTACTGTACCACGCATTACCAATATTAATAGTAGATAGAGATTTCTTATGATCTAAAGATTTAATTCTACTCAATCTGTCCAATTCCTCAACAGATATATTCAACTTATTGGATAAAGCAATCTTAAAACTATTTTGATAATCTGAAAATCTATTCTTAGAAAAATACTTAGGTATGCCGTTAAATTTATTTCTAAGAGTTTCTAACATACCTTTATACGTAAAATCTTCTTTTTTTACGTAATTATTAAAAATTAAAACACATTGCTCTAATATAAATTCATCAGAATATCCAGACCAATTAGCATTAGATTCTTTTGTAGAACTAATTGTTATTTTTGATAACCAATCATCATATTTTTCATCAGAGACAATCCATCCACCACAACCCCCAGGTTTTGCATTATAACCATGAATCATACTATTATGTTCTTTAATCGTTTCTTCTTCAATTGTTCTACACTCTTGAATACTTAGATCATCAAACAACACTTCTTTACTAAATGCTTCTTCTCCATATTTTCTTATAGCTGAATGAAATCTGAACGGACTTCCATTTCTAGCAGATGTGCAATGTGAGTTCCATCGTTCATTTAGAGTTCTTCCTGTCATCCCAATATATTTTTTACCGTTAATGGTGTTTGTTATGCAATATACTATCATTTTAATCCTTAGTAGGTAAATATATCTATTTATAATTTTAGATTTTTCTACCTACTAATTATTAACGAATATCTATTTCATCATCTTCTCTTAAGTCTTTAGCCATTACATATCCACGATTCTTAGTGTAGATTTTATGCTCTGGCGTACACTTAATTCTTTTACCAGTTTCTTCATCTTCAATAAGCATCAATTGTGCGTTTTTTGATGTCAGAGCGGCATTTGTCACCGTTTTATATTCTACAACACCAGTGTCTATGTTTTTAGATTCAACCTTAATCTCTTTACCAGACTCAAAAATAGAAATGATATTATCTAATCTAATAGATATATGAGCATTATCCACGATTACATTTACTAGTGTATCACCAGTAAGACAAAGATTCGATTGATGTACTTTCAAGCCTTTGTCTTTTAGCCATTTTGGTAAAAATTCATTACTTCTATCAATAAAATGCAAATAAGGTTCACCTGTCTGCATACGTATTTCTAATATCATTTGCCATAACATTTTAGCTGATACGACTTCACGAACCTCTTTTGATGCTGGATCAATCAATTTCCAATCATCGTTCGCTTCTGGATCTATCATGCATCTTTCAATGATTTGCATGAAATCATCTGTTATGTTAATTCCGTGATGTAGATTTAAACATCTTATGTTTTGGTCACCCGTCGGCTTTCGCATCTCCAAAAACGATATAACGTCGGGATGTGAAATATCAAGATAAGCGGCGTAAGAACCACGACGAGTACTACCTTGGCGATAAGCGAGAGAACTTGCATCATAAGTTTTAAGATGAGGCATAACCCCTGTAGACTTATCATCAGCAGACCTAATACCAAAGCCAATACCAACGCCACCGCCGAGCATAGAAAGCCAAGCTGTTTCTGAAAAGTTTTCAACTAATCCCTCCGATGTATCTTCTATGTAATTAAGAAAACAACTTATTGGCATTCCTTTCTTCGATCTTCCAAAAGACAAGATCGGCGTAGAATACGATAACCAATGTTTTGAAGAATAATCATATAAACGTTGTGCATGTTCTGGGTTACTACCAAACGTTTTTGATACAAATGCAAATCTTTGTTGTGGTGATGTTTCGTCGTTTTTCATATAAGATTCTTTTAATCTTATAATACCAAGTTCATCGAATAACTTGTCTCTTTCTAAATCTATTTTAATACCCAGATATTCCATAAATGCCTTATTATTATTTTATAAATTGTTCTAGACTAGGTGGTGTCCATCCTTCAGGTTTAAGAACTTTACCATCTTCTCTTTTAATTACTTTTCCCGTTTCGGGATTGATTTTACATAAATTAGAACGAGCAACTTCGTTCCATGCACCTTGAACGTCCCATCCTTTCATGTAGCAATGACCAAGAATTACCCAAATCATATCCATGCAACCGTCCAATGCTTCGACTTGATCACCGATATTGTCAGCTTCAACAAATTCTTTGTATTCTTCATCAATTAATCTTGCATACAAATCAGCATTTTGTTCTGTTCTTGGTTGATCACACGCTTCGATAAACTTCACAACATCATTATACATTCACAAACTCCTTAATCATTGGAAAAATTGGTTCAATAGCATTAGCACAAGCAACAGCAACTTCACGATGTTCTTTTTGAGTAGATTTGTCTGTTCTTAATTGTATATAGTGTACCCATGAACGAAGGGTACCATTTATATAAAGTTTTGAAACAGTTATTCCTTCAGGCAATACTGCTCTTGCTTGTTCTTTTGCGATCCCGTTCTCAATAGCCCATTCATATTGTTTTTTAACTTGTTCTAATAGAATTTCTTGACGATCTTTCCATTGACGTTTCAATACGTCATCTGTCACATCAATGCTATTTTGACGATTTTTAGTATCTTGAAGTCTAGCATCACGAACTTCAAAATGCAAATCTTTAGTTGGGTCTGCATATCTTTGACTATATTCACTAAACGAAAATGAACGATGTCTTAAAATTTGTCTTGCAATGTCCCTAGTTGTTTCCACCTCTAAACAAGCTGATGTGAGTTCTAATGGGGACCAATGTTGATGTTTTATCAGAAACCTAATTAAATTCTCCGAAGTTTCTGTATTAAGTTGATTTCCTGGATTAGAAACTCTAGCACAGAATGAAATGAGATCCTGTACATTTTTTATTCCAACGTCCGTCATTTCAGATGATGGTTGACTATAACTAATTAACCGCACATTCATTATTTCTCCTCTTTGAACGTTTTAAACCTATGTGACCCTGATTTGAATATGGTCCACTATAATTTCCACCTATGCCTGGATATGGTGAATGACCATGTAATACTATATAATAACCTTTAGCATGATGCCTATTGTTACTAGTAGATGGTTTATCTCTATCTCCATAAAGTGTTCTATTTAAATTCCTCTTAACCCCATTTTTTCTACCCCATTCAGTAACAGATACATTACTCGCAACCAAATCTCCTGTAAAATAATTATAAACATCTACGGCTTGTGATTTACTATTATTTAATCCTACATAAGAGCCATTTTTCACGGCAGAAGCAATTCTCTTTGCAATACTTTCCTTCGTATTAAATTCAATTTTGATTCCTTTAAGTTTTACAGATTGAGATTTTGCTTTTCTTGTTCTGGCTTCAGCTAAAATATGTAGGGGTGGGATTACTCTTTTCATCGCAGAATTTTTCATTAAACACATCATACTAAATGCGTGAACTAAACTGTAATTATTTGGGTGTAACCTAACCAACAGCCAATGAACTAATAAATGACATCTCGCATTCAAATAAACTAAATTGCTTTCATCATTGGTCCCACCCATACACTTAGGAATAATATGGTGACGTTCGGAGTAAATATTTGACGACTTTTCTTTCAACCCATATTTTTCTATAATATTATCGTAGATTTTTTTATAATTCATGATATTTTATCTTTTATTTAAAAAAACTATTAATTTTAGAGTTTTCAAAAATTCACGAATCCCAAATTCATACTTTTCTCCAATTCATAAATTCTAACTTTGCTCTCAAATTTTGATACGTACTTCGATCAATTATATCTTTGATCTCTTCACTATCAAATCCATTCATTATCATTTCATTTACATCTTTTTCTTCAATCATTTCTGGCCATATCACAACATTGAAATGTTCATCAATTGCACGTTCAATCTGCTTCAAAAGCTCTTTGTTGCGTGGTTCATTGTCAAACACTAAAACTATACTACCCTTGTCGAAAACGTCTCCAACAGCTTGTAGATGTGAATCTGCTGTAGCGACAGCGTTATCTATAAACATAGAATCTATAGGGCCCTCAAATACATATATTGTTTTATCCGAATCTATACGTTCTTGTCCATAAATCTTTTTTCCTTCATCGCTAAGTTTAATTGTTATGTATCTTATTTTCGATTCGCCTAATGCTCTTCCCTGAAAACCAATTAGATTTTTTTGTTTATCGTAAAATGGGATGATAAGGCGTTTGTCTTCAGCGGGTATATTTTTTTCAATTCCATAACTAGCAACAAAATTCGCATAATCTTCACAGTAATAGAGGGATGAATGAAATGATTCTGGTATCTTTCTTTGTTTTACATACACTTTAGCAAAATGTGCATCTGGTAAAGATTCAATAGATGGTAGATTTATTTTTTGTTTGAAAATTGGTGCCTCAGTTTTATATTCGTCTAAGGTAGGTTTTGGATAATTATTATTACCCGTTTCGCCTGCTTTATATCGTTCTAATTGATATTCTTTTGATAAAGTCGGATCAACTTGTTTAATGAAATTATAAAATGTTGTGCTAACACCGCAATTGTGGCACATATAAAAATAATCGTTAGATTTTCTATATACGTAACCTCTGGTCTTTAATTTGTTTTTCTGTGAGTCTCCACAGAGAGGACATCTGAAATTAAAAAGGTCTGTTTTCTTTTGTGAAAATCTACCCAATTTAGATGACATTTGAAGCAGGAATTTCCTGTCAATATATGCGCTCATGATATAATACTACCAAAAAATTATTTAAGAAATAAATGTATTACCGAATTTAAGTCTGAATGCGCTAATGCCCATGTAACAACGGCAATACCACCGTAAATCATCCACTTCCATTGATTCATTTTATCAAGGGCTTCTTTTTCTTGCTTGTTGTGTTCCATCATGTGTTTATGGAGAGATTTTATTTCGTCCATAATACGCAATTCAGTACCTTGAACTTTGTCTAGTACAGTATCAATACGATCATGAATTTCTTTTATGTCCGATTCTGTTTCTAATCTGCGTTTTTCCATGTCGTCGTATACTTTTTCTATGTGTCTATCGTGCTGATCGACGAGTTTTTCGATAACTTCATCTATCTTACTACATAATGATGTTAATGTCAACACTTGTTCTTTCAATACACCAACATCGACTTGAATATTGGTAGAAGGTCTTGTTTCGTGTTCCATTTTAAATCATTGCTCCTGAGTTTTCTTTTCTGTTTTTGGAATATCGCCTTCACCAAAACCAACTATACATGATACTTCGCTATTGTATTGAATAATAGACCAAGTTTTCTTTTCTACATTATAAAAAAAAGTATATAATGTTTTTTCTTTAGGTGAAAATCCTGTCCAAACTTCCTTTTCTTCCCATTCGGAAATAGCTTTTTCCATTTCTGGTAATGTTGTACAAATAATATCTTTTTTTGTTTTAAATACTTCAGAGTGTGCTTTATTTTCAATTAAGAACATAAGAAAAATTGATGTCAATATAATTAAAAATATTTTGAATTTTTTCATAATTAATCCTTTTTGTCACTATTATTTGTCGGCTCAGTATCTTTCTTCATGTATAGTGAAGCACCAAAAGCACCTGCAAGTACAGCAACAGATTGTGCAAAATCCATCATATGAATACTATCATTATGTATGATGTCCCATGCCCAGCCTGCCATCACTGCGATAGTTGATAATAGCCATAATAAACGAGCGATATCGACTGTTTCATTGTTTTTACCTGTAACGATATCTTTTAATACGTTTTTCATTTTATTACTTCCAAGGCTAATTGGTATTTTATTTTTCTATTTGCTAAACCATTCAGACCACCATTAATAGCTTTAGTCATACCAATAATATCTTTTTTGTCTGCAAAAGTATTTATGTTTTTTGTTTTCCAAAACCAACAAGCAGACTCTACAGCACCGTCTTTCGAATTCATATAAATTAGACAATCATCAATCGATACTTTTAAAACTTCTGCAAAATTTTGATATTGTGATTTACCAGTTATTCCTATCAAACCTCTGCCACGGTATTTCCAACCATCGCCAGATAATTCATTTCCATTGCCCATTCGATTAGCATAAACTTTATTTGCAATTTTCTCTGGATGCATTGCATATTCTTCTGCTATCATATGCGTTGGGAAATATTTTGGCCACAAATTCAATAATGTTTCTGTACGATAAAATAAATTTTCAGTTAAAACAGTATAATCTGAAGATTCATGGGCGCACTGTGCTAGAAACGCAGCAATTCGAGCAGGTGTATTTATTTCATACGATTCAATATGATTATTAAAAGTATCGCACCAATTTTTTATATCTTTATTTTCTGGTGCGATATGTTGAAGTTGATCTACTGTAATCATTTGTTTGCATCATCGAATATTTTTTTGTTTTCTGAATACCATTGTTGCCAAGCAAGAAGGATTTCTCTTTGATCATAGTATGTATTGTAATTATTAACTACAATTTGTACAAAATCAGAAAGTTTTACATCAGATGTAGAATTATCAGTTCTTACCTGTTGTAACATCGGTGGCGTTTGTAGTAGCTCCGCTGGTGCTATTGGGAATTCGGTTTTGACTGGCACTGTCATGCAACCTGATAATATCATCAGACAACTTACAGATATTATCATATTTCGTAATAACTTTTTGAATGATTTGAGTTTGAGCATTTTCTTTTCCTTTATCATTGGCGACATTCACTTCGAGTATTTGTTGTATTTTAGTATTTAAATCCGCAGATTTTTGTTCTGCGATAGAAACTTTTGCTTCCATATCTGCAACTTTTTGTTTCCAGTCTTTGCTATCATTAATTGCGCCTTCGAAATAGATACCAAAAACTAATAATATAATTGAAAAAAGCTGTATTAAAAGTTTGTAAGAACTAACCAATGGAACGAACGATAAAAACAAACTAGCAAGAATTCCAATTCCACCAATCAGAACCATTATATGAAAAACAAAATCTGGTAAAAAATTTATGAGCCACATTTTAAATCCTTTATTATATTTTTGGAAGTTTTCTATTCATCATACCCATCATTACTGGATTACTTTTTGAAAAATCTTTTTTACGCTTTCTTAAATCAACACCTGGTTCGCCACCTTTACCGCCAGATCCAGCAATCGCACCACTACCAACAGTATTAGTCGGTCCAGCAGAAGCTACTGCACCAGCACCCATACCATCTTCTTGAACTACTTCTGTTTCTTCTTTTTCGCAACTTCCTTTAGAATATGCTTTTTTATTTTTAACAGGCTTATATCCAGTCCAACAACGACCAGTTTCGTAGATATATTCTTTGAATGTTTTCAATCTTCTTCTCTTTTTCTTCTTTCTTGGTTCATTTTAGCGTGTAATTCATATTGACCTTTTTCGTCGTCTGGCATGTGTTTTACGATAGATGCATGCAGTCGTCTAAATGTCATGGTATGATTACGTTTTGCGCCACCGTAATTAAATGATTGTGCTTTTTTCTCGGCATCCACATGTTTTTTATGTAAATCCCAAATATGTTTAGGAACACCTTCTGGTGGAACATCTTCAGATTCTTTAAAGAATTCTTTGAACGTTTTCATATTTTCCTTAGTATTGCCGCTGCGGCTAAATCTATCTGTATATCTGTAGATGGGATATCGACCCCGTTTATGTTCAAGACTATATCTGGCATAATATTTAAATATAATAAAAAAGTTTTTAATATATCAAAATCTCTTTCATCTATTTTATAAAATAAAATTCTAGGAGTTGCTTCTGGACCAAAAACATTATTTAATAAAATAATATGATTTAAAATTAATCTTTCTCTCAAAACATTAGTAGATTTATATTTTCTAAAAAGTCTTTTTAGATATTTTATTTTTTTTAAATCTTCTTCAAATTCTGAAATGATACAATTTGGTGCATTGTAGCATTTTATAGCATATAATAAAAAATTATCATCATTCAAATTTTCAAACATAGTTTTTCTTATTTTATGAATGAGCACACATGTACTCATTCGTATTGTCACATTAATTATAAACCAGTAAACGCTTGAATTTGACTTGTGTTTCCAGAATTTACGTTAGATGCTACAGGACTAGCTAAACAAACCATAGTTTCTTTCAAATAACGAACAGTTCCGTCAGCATTTGTTTTTTGTCTAATTTTAACCCAACCAGAATTTTGATTTCCAAACATATACGCCGTATTTGGATAACCATTGTTTGCTGTATTAGCTAAACGAGTATCTGTAATAAGAATGGTATCTGCAAACATAAACGAATTGTTTGCGTGACTTGATGAATATGTGATTGCTTTATCAAATTCGACGGTAGAACCAGTTACAACGTTTCCCCAAAGTGGTGTTGTAAATGTTACGCTATTTGCACTAATAGAAACTACATTATTGTTTGATTTAAAAAAACCAGAAACACCGTTAGCACCAACGTTTGCCGCAATTACGTAGTTACCAATTGAAATTACATTTGATAAATTTGATGATGCAGTACCATCATAGTATGTAAATGTAATTGTTGAATTTGAACCACCAGAAAACGCTGTATTTGCAACAGTTAATTGCACAACTTCTCTTGTTGTGCGTAAATTTGCAAACTTAGGTTTTGATGTAATCGAATCGTTATTTGACCATGCTGGCATTATTATCTCCTTGATTAGCCTTTGGTTATAATACTATTTATCTTTATTGTTTTTGTTAATTTGATCTTTTTTTGCTATTTCAGGCTGACCTGGTCTATTTCTCATTGCGGGATCTATCTCGATGACATCTCTTTTAGAACCAGTTAGTGTTGTTCCACCAGAAAGAATTGCAACAGCAGTTGGTTTGTTTTCACCCACATTTGATTTTTCATCGCTTTTATCAAATTTAGGTTTCTTACCATACGTTTTTACTGATTTATCTTCTTTTTCCCAATCATATGTTTCTTCAGTCATTTTATTTCTTTTGTATAATGACTTAATCATACGAGCAGATTTCATTAACTGTTTCTTTCTTTCATCAATTTGTTCATTTTCTTCTTTAGTTAATTTATCAACTGCTCTATCAATACCTTGACTTCTTTTCTTAGACTTTAAATGATATGGCATACTAGCACCTTTGCCGATAGTTGCTGCGTTGATACCTTTATGAAAATCTAAAGTTCCTTTATTATCTTTTGCTTTTTTGATATATCTAGCAAGTGTTCTTTTTCCTAATTCATCAAGTTGTTCAATTTCTTCATTTTTCAACTTTAAATTGTCTTTAGCTTTTTCAATTTGTTTTGGACTATTTTTGATTTGTTTAGTATCTGAAATTTTATCTTTTTCTGTTGTGTCTCTATAAACAACTTTACCATTAAGTTTACTTTTAATGTCTGCTTTAGTTGTGTCTTTCTCGTCTGGTGCTTTATTTTTATTCAGTTTATTGAAAATGTGAGAACCTATGACAGTCATATCATTCTTAAATGAAAGACCCGGGATGTAACCACCTACTCTAGCCGCTTCTTCAACAGATTCTTTGTTGATTGGTGCTGTTGCAGACACAGGTCTGATCGCATAATGTTTGACTGATCTATTGATTTGTCTTTCTCTTTTTGCTGTAGGAGAATTAATTTCTTTAGAACGAATGTCAGTACCAGTTTTTCTAGTCGTAGTCAAATCTTCAGTTACATCTTCTGAACGAATCGATCTTTGCTTTTTATAGTTATCAAAATCTTTTGAGTTCCCGTGACTAATTTTAGCACTAGTTGATAGTGTTTTGTAGTTATAGCCACGTTTTTCTAAATAATCTTTTAGCGATGATGCTTCAGATAATTGAGATTCGCTTATGATTTCTTTTAGTTTTTTGCTTGATGTGACTTTTTCCATTTTAGGAAAGCCTCCGAATTTGCATATCCGATTTTTTTATCTCTAGAAATAGTTTCAGGATTCATACCTAAAGATTTTATATACATATCCAATAGACCTTCTTCTTCTAAGAACTCAACAGATTCGGAAGTCGCACCAGCAGTACCCATCATTGATTCTTTTTTCATTCTTTTCATTGCAGAATCAGCAACACTTTTTATACGATTCAATGGAGATTGTCTTTGACCGTAACGAAGAGGATTTGTTTTACCTGGAGGAGCAGAGTTTCTACTCTTAATTTCTGCTGTTGTTAACGGCACGTCACCGCGATCCTTACGAATAGCGGCAGGAATATCAGAACGAGCTGGTGATTCATCTAGTTCTATTTCTTCTTGAGTGAAATCTTCACGAGCTTCGTTTATATTTTCTTTAGTTAAACGATCAACAGCTTTTCTTATATTGTATTTTCTATCCACAAGTTTTTTCATGAGTTCTGGAGTTTTATGTTCTGATGGTTTATCACTAAGTCCCGCACTCAATCCTCTTTTGTAATTTGTATCAGAAACACTATGTGTTGCTTTTTTAATATAATTACCTAAAGTTTTCTTACTCAATTCATCCAACTGTTCATAGTCTTCAGTTTGCATGAATTCTTCAATTTCTTCTTGAGTGAAATCTTCAAGTGAATATTCTTCTTCGATTTCAATTTCTTCGTGTTGACCCATTAAACCGTTAGCGATTTCTTTTTTCTTATCTTCAATGTGTGCAACTACACGATCATGAATGTCGTTATATAATGCTTTTCTAAATTCAATAGCATTTCCATCTTGTGCATAATCGATTAAATCTCTTGTTGACATGTTATTTCCTTTTTAAAGTAATGATTTATTTATCTTTTTTTCTATCATCTGGATGCGATGGTTGCTGTGGCACTTGACTTAACATATGAGATTGTGCAACATCATTCATTACGCCGACTGGAAGACCAAGACCCATTTTCTTTTCGTTGTCCATTTCTTTTTCCATTGCTTCGATTTCATCGTCTGTTAATCGTAAAACATTTCTTTGAATCCAAACTTTAGAGAAGTAAACTCCAGTATAAGGATCGACTGCTTCTAATAACGAAAGACGTTCTTTTAATAATTCTGCATCTTTTAGTTCAGTAAAATTATTGTCTTTTATAAAATCGAAATGAATATATTCTTTAAATTCTTTCCATTCATCGTCTGTACAAATACCTTTCATTACACATTGAACACGTAATGCTTGAGAAAAAAGATCAGAAAATTTATTACGCATACGATCAACGAATTTTGCAAATTTCAATTCGTCACGAGTAATTTCGTTAGTTCTTCCCATTGAAAAACCAGACGTTTCTGGATTCAAACGTGAAACTGGAACACTCAATGCTTTATATAGTTTTTTCTCAAAATATTTAACGTCTTCTAATTCACCTAAGTTTTGACCACCAGGCAATGTAGCAATTTCAGTACCTTTACCGCCTTCACGACGAGGTAACCAAAAATCTTCCAACATTGATAATTGTTTTCTGTCATCACGAACTTCACCAGTATTTGCGTCATAAACAAGTTTATTTTTATACTTCACCATAATGTCACGCAAATATTGTTCTGCTTTTAACTTTGGTAAATTACCTACGTCAATGTAGAAAATTCGACGTTCTGGCGCACGAGAAATACGATATATAACTGTCGCATCTTCGATCATGCGTAATTGATTCAGCGGTTTAATCGCTTTATGTAGATATGAAAGAACAACTGCTCTGCGAGAATCCATAAGACCAGAGACAACAGAAATAATAGAATCTGTTGTAATTCTAACGCCGACTGGACCAAAATTTGATGAACTACCAGAAACAACTTTGTCATTAAAAATATAATATTCATTGATGACGTTCATTATTTCTACGCCAGTTCTTTCGTCTTTATTCTTTTTAACTTCTCTGACTTTTCTTAATTTTCTTGGATCAATATATCTAAGTTCACGAATACCCGCTGTTGGATTTTCTTTATCTATAATGATGTGATAATGTAGTCTTCCGTCAACATAATATCTACGGAAAATATCATGTGCCATATTATTATAATTTAATATTTTTAAAATATTATTAAATTCAATTTTAATAGATTCTTTGATTTTATCTGGTTGTTTCAAATTATCCATTATTATTTTGATATTTTTACCGTCGTCGTCTTCGCATATAGCTTCATTTATGATATCATCTATTGCAGATTCGATCTCAGGTTGCATTGCCATTTCACGATATCGAGAAATTAATTCTACTTCATTTTTAGATGTACCATCTAAATCAACATAAGTGCCGTAATATGCAGCACTTGTTATAGTTAAGGCTCCATCGTCATTTGTGGGCGGAGTAAAACTCTGTTGAGATTTTATTTCTTTTTCGTCTTTTTCACGAGAAATGGTAAAACCAAAGAGATTAAATTTCGAATTTGTTGCCATATTTGTTTTTGATCCAATTCAAATAATTCATAACTGGGAAAGTTAGACTTTCCCGTATAATAAAGTCTATTAAACGTCAGTGCTTGCTGTATTAGTCCAATATTGATATGCAAACGTCACATCAAATTCTTCTACTGTATCGTTTGAACCCCAATCTAATGAAATTGGAGATATATCAATAGGGAACAAACCAACAAAGTTGTATGTGCCGCCGTTAAATTTACCAGATGATTGACCAGTCATTTGACTACTTCCAATAGGATTACCAGTTTTGTCATATTGAGTAACTGAAGCATTTTGTGTATAGTTAGATGCGCTTAATGCATTTGGATCTCTTACGTTAGCAACGTGATTATTGATACCATTCATCCAATTTTCCATAGCTGAACGAATTGCAAAGTTTTCATCGTTAATAACCGTTATTGTCCAATCAGCAAATGTTCTATTACCAGCAAGTTTAATTTCACGACCAAAATACGGTATTGAAACTGTTCCTAATGTTGAACCTGGTAATTGTGCCGATTTAGCCATAAATGAAACTAAAGAATTGTTACCGCCAACACCAGTTGGTGCTCCAGCAACAGATGTTCCAGTAATATTCTGAACTGCTCCTGCTAAACTAGTGTTATAAAAAGGAATAACAGGTATTTGAACAAGAAACAGATTTGGTCTTGCTCCATCACCTGTAAAATTTGCTCTAAATTGATTTACGTTAAAAGACGATGCCATTTTTTTCTCCTATGACCTTGAGTTATTTATTAAACCTGAGCGACCGCTTCAGTAAAGCTAACACCTGTTCCAACTGCAACAAAGTTAAGCTGAATGAAGTTAATCGAACGAGCAGGTTGAACGTAAATAGACCCAACGAATTGATTAGCATTAACAACGGCAGGCGTATTATTTGTAGAATCACAAACGACTTGATAATTGTAAATGCCTCTACGACCTTGAATATCACGCAAAAATGGAGTAATCAGAGCAACAAATTGCGCTTGTGTGAATTGATCATTAAATTCAAATAATGAATATTTTGCAGCAGCAGCAATTGTTTTTTCTAGAACAATGAATAGTCTACGAACGTTGATACGATCAAAAGCAGATGGTTGACTTAATAGAGTTTTATCTCCATAAAGAATTGTACCAGCACCTTGGAAAGTTACAACTG